CGCACATTATTTCTTCTTCTTTCGTAGGGCGGCAAAGTCAGATCCCTCTAGCTTGCCGTTTTTGTTGGTATCAAGTTTCTTCTGCTTTGGAGATAACTTCTTAGCGCCCTTCTTGCAGGCACCTTTACATCCCGGCTTTGAACAGCCGCATCCACATGACTTACACATTATTTCTTACCTTTCGTATGGGGGTTCTTCTTATGCCATTCTTTTGTTGCCTTGATGCCTTCTTTGACAGTCTTAGCTCCAGCCTTCTTTGTGAGGTTAATCTTATCCCACTTAGGGTCATTTTTACCAGCATGGTCAACTATAACATCGCCTTGCTTGTTCTTTTTAACTACGTGGACTTTGCCACTAACCTTTAGTTTTGCCACTCTTTTTCACCTTTTCTGGAAGCTTCTTACCTTTAGGAGTCTTAGACTCAAATTCAGCTGCAAGCTTAGGGTCTTTAGCATAAAGCGCCCTACGTTGAGCTTGTGATTTAAAAGGCATTTTATACCTGTGAGTACAGAATTGACACGGCGTTAGCTGCTGTTCCCGCTGAAGAAATAGCGTAGATGGCATCGCTTGCTCTTACCCATAGCTGGTAAGTTGCACCGGCTGCTACAGCGTGACCTTTATTTACTCCACTTACAGTAACGGTATTATCCCCAATAAAAATAGAAGCACTATCATTATTTTGAATAGAGATGGCAGTATATTCTGTAATACCGTTTAATGTTGTAAGTAGAGTAGCAGTAGTTGCCACTGTTTTATTTACATGTACTATAGCCATGGTTCTCCTTTATAGTGAAGTCTGATCAAAGGCAGAGTAACCAGCGTAGTGCAGGAACTGTGAGTCATTGACTAGTTCTTCGGCGTTTACTTGCTCACAGGATATCTGGAGTAAGGTGTACTTATCTTTAATTATACCGTGTGGTGAGACCTGTGTAGGTGAAAACACTTGATTTCTAAATACAATTCGATCACGTAAGTAAGCATCTGGATTGAGTTCTACGGTCGAAAGTTGTCGTTTATTGGTGGCATTTCCGCCATAAAAATTTAAATGGTTTTCAACAACGTCAATATTGATAGTAATTGTCAGGATATCTGTGTTATAGAAACCACGGTCACTCTGTACAGTAGCCCCCTGCTCTAGGTGGGCATTAACTACAGGGATGGTAAATGGGTTAAGCCACTTACGGCCTCCCCCAATAACTGAAGACCCCACATCATAGATTGGGTCTACAGCCGTGTTGACTGCATCAAAGATCCACCAGTCTATCTGAGTACCTACAGTTTGAACAAGTTCAACACTAGTTCCTGATACGCTAGAACCACGCTCATAAGCAATATTAAAGCGGCCCTCTTTCTGGTCCCCACGCATAGTTATGCTCCTACAGCTGGAGGTGTAAAGGCTTTAGTTGTAGGATTGTATAAGTAATCTACGTGTACGTTACTATTGTCATCGGCTTTTACATCTGCAATGTCTATAATAACTGGATCACTTAAAAGAGCTGCTGCTAAACGATCGTGGGCATAGATAATCTCTACTACTTTATTATCAATAATAAAAGCAATTCTATTATCCGGCATTGGTGGGGTGCTATCTATCATTCTGTCTCCTTGTATGATACTGATACTACGTTCCACTTACCTAGTGGACACGAAGCGTTTGGAAGCTTTGTTTTTAAGTTCATAATGCATCCGCACTCTTTGCACTGACTAGTTAACTTAATTAACTGAGGGCATTCAAGGCAAATATTAAATCTTTGGTCTGCTAGTTCTGCTTCTACACGACCAAGGTTTTTATTAAATAAATCCCAAGGGCGTGCAGGTCTGTCAAACGGATCCGCCATATTATAGTCCTAACCAGACAGTTTAAAGTTGTCTACAGTTGATCCCTGGCTGTATGAGCTAGAGGTCTTAATAATACCATAACTATTTGCCTTAGATGGCGAGGTTGCTGTATATGTGCCAGAGGTTAGGAGTCCTGTAAAATCTCCATTTGAGTAAGCCTGATAGCTTAGATTGTTGCCTTGAGTATTAAGACGAACAGCTCCTACTAAACCACTTACGCTTATATCACCAGTAAGGTTGGTAATAGTCCCGCTTACTGAACGGATTAATTTAATGTAGTAGGCATTACTTAAAGTCCCACAAGTTTGGCAACCACCGCCGTATTGATCACAGTTAGGGTAGGTTCCACCGCTATAGCAGTTACTTCCTGAAGCATAGTACGCTATTCCGTAGTCAGAGTTTGCACAACTATAACAGGTTGTCGTTCCTGGAATATAACATGTTGTTCCACTAAGGGTTCCGCCATCTGGACAGCTATATGTAGTTGAAGTACTATATACGGGGTTATAACAACTGTAGGCTCCTGGATGACCAATTTCTCCGCCATTTGGACAGTAATAACTACACGCTGCCGCTGCCCCTCCTGCATAACAATCAGATGTGCTATAACAACTATAGTTATAGGGGTCTTGAACTTGAGCAAGAGAACAGCGACGTGTTTCTACTTGAGCTGAGTAAGAATACTTCCAGCCAGTCTGAACAGAAGTAGTATTAGCTGTTGCTGGGTAGCTACTTCCACCAGAAATATAAGAACCACAATAAGTACAGCTAGGTCCACTATTATATACAGGGTAAGAATAAGATTCGCAGTGCCCGTTACAATAACAATTGCATGCATATGTAGTATTGATTTGAGTTTGAAAAGACACTAGGGCATACCAGTTATTGGCATCAACTACCCAGGCAGCAACACCGGTTCCGTTACTAATTGCAGCGCCTACAGTTACATCACTAGCTGAGTAGGGTACGGTAGCAATTGCATTTGAACTTGCTGCAGTATCTGATTGAGCAGTAGATCCGTTTGCATACCAAGCACCAGAGACGTTAGTCCAGGTTTCTCCGGTATCTGCTGTGCCTAAAGCACCTGAGGTTGAACGGTTAAAAGAATCATTAATTGGCCCAAGAAACCAACGTACCCAAGTAGTAGCGTCTGTTTTTAACCAGGCGCTCTTAGCAAGACCCCAGGAGTTAGACCCTGTCTTTACTTGAACGTCAGTTACGCTACCCCAGGTGCTGGCATCTAATTTTATTTTGGCAGACATTATGCGTAGACAATCCAAATGTCCCCGACGCTGCCATCGCTGCTTGTTGGAGCTACAGTTCTTGTATAGACGTTACGTACAACTCCTGAAGCCAAAGCCGCAGTAGTTACTGTTCCATTACTTTGAGCAACATAAGAGGTTACTGGAGCTACCCAAGAAGCTGTTGTTCCATTGCTTGTTAAAACGGTTCCAGATGCTCCTATAGCTAGTCTAGATACAGCTCCAGCTCCTGACCCAAGGATAAGGTCTCCGGCCGCTGTAACGGTTGCTAGAGGGATTTTAGAGGTATCTGTAGGCACACCCCAGACAACTGAACCAGCGCTTACAATAAGTGACTGACCATTAGATCCAATACCTAGTCGGGTAACTGTTGAACTACCAGTTCCAAGTATAAGATCTCCTGCAGTTGTAACTGTAGATAGTGGAATCTTTGCTGCTGCAGAATTGCTAGCTGCAGTTGTAGCTGCAGTAAGAGATGTATAATCAGAACTACCTACATAAAGAATGTTAGATGTAGAAACTTTAGGTATACCAGCTGAGTCCAAGTTAAAACCAAGAGCGCTTGCGTATGAGTAGGATTCAAGAAGGTTAAGACTTGTAGCACCAGCACGAAGGGTTATACCCTTGTTGTTAGTAGTTGTAATTGTGCTTCCACCAGAAGTTAGTGTATAAGGGGCGCCAGATACACCAGAGACAAGTCCAGATTCAATATTAGCAAGACGATCATATACAGTTCCCCAAGTTGTTGCTTGAGAGAATGACCCAGACCATGTAGAGGTAAGCGGGTTCTGTGAGGTCGCAGCACTACCCAGCACAGTTTCAATCTGCTTAACTTCCTCTTGAAGGGAGTTAACGTTGTCAGCTATAACTGTGTTGACAAGGTCCTGTTGGGCGGTATAGTTTCTTACGCTATTGGGAAATACGGCTACCATGATGCTCCTTCTTTATATATTCAGAGTATAGCAGGGTCTTTACAGCCTATCTAACCCAAACCATACACACATCTGCTAGAATATCCTCATGAATTTGGTGCAAAGGGCGGTCTCTCAGGGCGGAAAATTATCCCCCTTAGTTATTCCAGAAGGGGCTTCATCTGGCTTGATGAACCCCTCAATATTTATTGATAGTGATGGTGACCTTTTGGTTAACCTACGCCATATCAACTACACGCTGTATCACGCTGAAAATACGCAAAGATTCCCAACCGTATGGGGGCCATTAGCCTACCTTCATCCAGAAAACGATTTACGCCTTATAACAGATAATTATCTATGCAAGTTAGATAAAGATTTAAATGTTATAAATTACACTAAAGTGCAGATGCAGGAATTGCACACCCCTATCTGGGAATTCCACGGTCTTGAAGACTGTCGACTTGTTCAATGGGAAGGCAAGTATTATCTTATTGGTGTGCGCCGCGATACAACTTCCAATGGGCAAGGCCGTATGGAATATAGTGAAATTACTATAGATAAAACTAATTGGGCTGTTAAAGAAACACATCGTATGCGTATTCCAGCACCAGAACCTGATAATTCTTATTGTGAAAAAAATTGGATGCCAATACTCGATAAGCCTTATCATTTTATTAAGTGGTCAATGCCTACAGAAGTAGTAAAGGCTAGAACAGATAGTCCTAGTTGTGAGACAGTAGTTATCAAAGAAACCCCCCCTATTACTCATGATCAACGTGGTGGAAGTCAAATTATTCGTTGGGGCAGTATGTACATTGCCTTTACTCATGAGGTTGACTTGTTTAAAACTTATCAAGATCAAAAGGATGCCTTCTATCGTCATAGGTTAATAATGTGGGACGAACAATTTAATTTTGTAGGAGTATCTAAGGCTTTTACATTTTTAGACGCAAGAGTTGAGTTTTGTGTAGGCGCTGCTACATTTAAAGGGGATTTACTCCTTACCTTTGGATTTCAAGACAATGCTGCCTTTATTCTTCGTGTGCCAAAAGTAGTTGTTGAAGATTTAATTTTAGAGGCGGTTGCTTATGATATTGTTTGATATTGGGGCAAACTCTGGGGGAGCTACAGCAGTAGGGCTTTCTCAAGGATATAAGGTTATTGCATTAGATGCGGCGCCAAAAATATTCCAAACATTAGTAAAAAACTATATTTACAATCCATCAGTGATCCCATTAAAGTACGCCGTATCCGATGTAGATAACCAATCAGTCGAGTTCTATGAAACTATTGATACTGATGCTTTGTCTACTTTAAATATTGAATGGCTTACTTCAGATACTATGCCGTACAACGGATTTAAGTACAGAACTATTAAAGCAAATACTATTACGATTGATACTCTGGCTAAGATATACGGGGAACCAACTTTAATAAAGATAGATGTAGAAGGGGCTGAGTGGAAAGTTCTTAGGGGAATGACTAAACACCATGGAGAACTTACCTTAGAGTGGACTATTCAAACTCTAGATGCTCATGAAGAGCAACTGAATTATCTTTATTCATTAGGTTATCGTAAGTTTGCTCCTCAATACATTGTTGAGCATTTAGAGAGGCCTACAGAGTGGTTTTCTCTTAAAGAAAATAATAAAGGTGAAGTCTACAAATGGATAAAAAAAACTAGTCACGCTTGGGAATCTGGAGGATGGCAAGTGGCAAATCTTAGGTGGTCAGCAGATGTAGGTATGCTATGGGTACGATGAGTATAGAACAAGCAATTGTTGAACTTTCTTCAGATGCATTTAATCCTGAAAAGAACTTTAATGTTGCACTTGCTTATGATGCAATTGGGCAAACCGCATCTGCAGTTTCTTTTTATTTAAGAGCTGCTGAATACGGTTATCAAAAAGAAGATTTAATTGTTTATACTTCTTTAATAAAAACTTCTCACTGTTTTCAGCGCCAAGGAGAAAGAGACCTCACTGTAGGAAATCTTCTTAATCAAGCGATAGCATATATGCCTACAAGACCTGAAGCCTACTTCTTTATTGCTCAAAGATTAGAGAAAAAGCGTGATTATTCTGCCGCTTATCTTTGGGCTTGCATGGGCCTCACCTACGCACAGGAAGCAATTTTAAACCCTTTACCAGCAGAGATAGGGTATATTGAATATGGTTTAGAGTTTGAAAAGGCAGTAGGTGCTTGGTGGATTGGTAGAAAAGATGAGTCAGAACTTATCTTAACTAATCTATTAGATACTTATAAGATGCCAACAGACTATGTAAACTCTTGCATATATAACTTAAAGATGATAAAGGATAAAGATGCTTCCTAATTGGTTTGCTACTCAGGCTCATTTCTTTGAACGAAATGTCTCTAATGTTCCTTTGCGAGTTCTACAAATTGGCGCTTATACAGGGGATGCTACTCAGTGGCTGTTAGCTAATAAAGAAATAGTATCTATCTCCGATGTAGATACCTGGGAAGGCAGTGATGAGAATGCCCACCATTCAATAGCTTTTTCTGAAGTAGAACAGGTTTGGGATTCACGGTTTAAAGATAATCCAAAGGTAAAGAAGTACAAGATGACAAGCGATGAGTACTACCGCATTGCTGATGAGACTTTTAACTTCATATACATTGATGGTGACCATACCGCTCTTCAGACCGCGTTAGATGCTCTTAACGGTTTTAGGTTATTAGAGGAGGGTGGCATTATGGCTTTTGATGATTATGGTTGGGTAGATAACCCATCAGAATTTTTGCGCCCTAAGAGAGGCATAGATGCTTTTCTTAATCTCTGTACTGGCGAATACAGGATAAAAGAGATTGGGTATCAAGTCTGGGTGCAGAAATGTTAAACGCTTGCTTTAAGGTGTTTCATAAGGAAGGTTTAAGTCCAGAGCGTGATTTTTGCGCTCAACAAATCTCTTCGGTACTCTCTAAGTCATACTCTGAATTAAAGACCCCTACTGTTTATCTTAAGACTTTTGATGAGGTTGAGAACTTCTACAAAGAAGAGCCTAATTTTAGATTTAACTACATATCACCAAAGGTAGAGGGTGGACCGTCATTTCCTCCTAATTCAGGAACTGTTGGCGTATTTGCCAGCAACTACGTTGCCTATAAAAACTTATTAAAAAGTAATTATGAGTATCTGTTTTTATTTGAAGATGATGTTGTTATCAGCCCTAATTTTGTTGAGATTAATGAGAAATATATGAAGGAGTTGCCAGAAGGGTGGGACTTCTTTACTACCTTTGTTCCACCAGATTGCATTAAATGGCATAACCACGACTATAATTTATCAGGAAATACCTATGTAAGCAGGACCTACCAAGACTGGTCATGTGCTGGATATGTAGTAAATAGGCGTTCTGCAGCCAAAGCCGTTGCTGATATAGAAAAAAACGGAATTAACGATCCAGTTGATTGGTATATCTTTAACTCTAGATTGCTAAATAACAATACCAATATTTACTTCAATACCTATTCGCCTGTTCCTAGTGCATACCACACAGTAAAGTTTTATAATGGCGCTTTTAACGCAAGCACAATTACAGGTGAATTGGGAACAGAAAATTACGCAGAATTACCTGCTTCTTGAATAAGAGCAGCAATATCTTCTTCGCTAAGTCCTGCAGCAAGTAGTTTATCCTTTGCTGATAGCTCAACTATTTCTGGAGCTGTAAACTTTCCAGTTGCCTCATCATAAGCCCAGCCAGTACCCGCAGGGTTTTCAGGCGTGTACTCAATCAAAACGCAGTTTAAGGCTGCTTCTGTATCTTCTTTATTATCTGCGACAATTATAGTTGAAACTATATTGCCATTCATCATTGCGTATGTTGCCATTGTTTACTCCTTAGTAGTATAAATAAATTACGCCGTTGCCGCCAGCGCCACCTGTTGCTCCATTGCTTCCCGACCCACCGCCACCGCCACCGTTCCCACCATTACCGCCAATGTTACCTGATGCGTTTCCCCCAACACTCCGATAGCCTCCGCCACCACCACCAGCACCAAATAAATTGCCTGTACCACTTGAGCCTGTACCACCTGCAAATAAATCACTAGCGCCCCCTGATGCGCCTGTTGCAACAGTTGTTGTGGTTATGCTACCACCGCCACCGCCAATTAAACCTCTGCCGCCAGCACCACCACCACCGTCACCTCCTGTTGTTGAAGAACCACCACCACCGCCACCACTTACTCCCGCGCCTCCAGCCTGACCTGTTCCAGTAGTTCCATCTCCACCACCTGCGCTATACCCAATTCCACTTGTACTTGCGCCAGCAGGTGCACCCATATAAGAAACCGAACCTGCGATTCCTGTAGCACTTCCTCCGCCGCCACCGCCACCAGCGCCGCCAAGTCTTGGGGTGGTGCCAATAATTGAACCTCCACCACCGCCACCGCCACCAGCAAAAACCATTCCATATGTTGTATTGCCACCAGAAAAGGTAGTAGAAGTGGTTCCACCAGTTCCACCAGCACCTACTGTGCAAGTTAAAGCAGCAAAAGTCCAAGCCGCAGAGTAGCCACCAGCTCCGCCACCACCACCGCCTCCTGATGATGCTGTACCCCCACCACCGCCTCCACCAATACAAACCGCATAAACGCGTTTAATATTAGAAGGTATTACTACAGCACCTGATGAAGTGATAGTTTGTTGCAGCTTTAAACCCAAAGGGATATCACTGTATGATGAATTATTATAGATAGATAAAGACATTATTACTCCTTAGTAGTAAAGATAAATTACGCCGTTACCGCCACTGCCAGCGGTTCCTAATGTTGAAGCGGCTCCACCGCCACCTCCGCCGTTACCACCGTTACCACCATTGTTAGCAGAAGCATTAGAGCCAGCAGCAATATAACCACCGCCGCCTCCTCCTCCACCAAAAGATGTACCTGTGCCAGTTGAGCCAGTGCCGCCAGCAAAGAAATCACCAGCACCACCTACGCCACCAGTACCAACTCCAGCTGTTCCTGCTGCTCCTCCACCTCCGCCAATTAAACCTCTACCACCAGCAAAACCTGTTTGGTCCCCTGTTGCCGTTGCTATACCAGCACCACCACCACTTGAAACTCCAGCAACACCCGCAGCGGCTGAGCCACCACCAGCACCATAGCCAATTACATTCAACGCAGCGGCAGGCGCGCCTGTGTAAGAAACTGTTGAAGTTGAACCTGTTGGAGTTGTTGCTCCGCCACCTGCACCGCCAACTGTTGAGGCTAACCCACCTGAACCACCACCAGCAAAAACCATTCCATAAACTGTTGCGCCACCATTAGCACCTGCTTGAGCAGTTGCTACGCCCGTAGCACCAGCACCTACTGTGCAAGTATTAGAAACATAAGTCCAGCCAGCAGAATAACCACCAGCTCCGCCACCACCGCCTCCACCTGTTGTCTGAGTGCTTCCAGCACCACCACCACCAATACAAATTGCATAAACTCTATTAATACCAGTAGGAATAATTACTGAAAAAGTTCCAGGTGTAGAAAACGTCTGTTGTAACTTCAACCCATAGGGGGTATCAGTAAATGATGAATTGTTATATATAGATGCGCTCATAGTTATCTCCTAATAGTAAATGTAAAGTATTCCAGCTCCGCCAGTACCGTTGGTAGGTCCAGAACCAAAACCCCCACCGCCAAGACCACCATTACCTCCAGTGTTTCCTGAAGCATTAGTACCGTTACCTGCTATTCCAGCACCACCCCCAGCCGCACCGTTTGTTCCTGTTCCAGTTGCACCAGTACCACCAGTTGTCACTGCACCCGTTGCAATGTTAAAACCATTTCCGCCATTTCCGCCAGTTCTTGTTCCTGTTGTATTTGAAGCGGCACCGCCACCACCACCTACTAACCCTGAACCGCCATTTCCGCCTATTTGTGTAGATGAGCCTGCGCCAGCACCGCTACCACCACCGCCACCTGAAATACCACTACCACCATTACCGCCCGTACCTCCAGCAAAAGTAGTTGCACCACCGCCGCCTCCTCCTGCGCCATTACTACCAGTAGTGCCATTTGCAGTTGAAGTAGATGCTGCTCCTGAA